CGAGATGCTGCCGTTGTACTCCTCGACATACCACTGATCGTTGGCGAGCAGTTTGTTGCTGGAATAGGACGGGAACGGGCCTTTCAGCGCCATCGGCTGGAACACACGCGCCATTACCAGCTCGCGGTGGACCGGCATGATGTACGAGTCGCTGAACTCGGTGCTATCGAAAACGGGCAAGCCTTTCAGGCGCCCGACGTAGCCGGTGGAGTTCAGGTCAACATCAGGCCGCGAGCCAGCCGCCGTGAAGCCGGCCCAGTTGGCGACCAGGTCGCTCATGGTGGTGCTCATCACGATGGCCGTGGGCTGGTAGAAGCGCTTGGCAATCTTCACGCGGGCGATGCCGATGTATTTCACCAGGTCATCCAGGGTGCCGGTAGCGCTCACCCAGGTGCCGCCGCTGTTGCTGGCCACGCTCAGCACGGAGGCCAGCGCCAGGTAGAAGGCGTCCTGGTCGATTTTGCGCCGGACCTCGTTGATCAGCGCGTTGAGGGTGCGCGTGGTGGCGTCCCAGCCCACCTGCGAGCGGCTGAAAACCACCGCCTCGTTGGTGATCTCGGTGGCCAGGCGATCGGCGACGATCTCCAGCGTGGAGTAGCCCAGGGTCATCTTGCCGCGCTCGATGGCCGCGTTCTCGCCCTTGCGCATCGCCAGGTAGACGTAATCGATCAACAGCGACTGGCCATTGGTGATCGTAGCGATCGCCATGAACCGGCCATTGCCGTAGTCGATCACGTAATCGGTTCCCTCGGTGTAGGTAACCGTCCCACCAGAGTTGGTCACCACAACGGTGCCGATCTTGACGCGCTTGTAATCCAGATCCACGTAATCATCGATGTCCGCGGTGACCACCTCGTCAGTGACGGTGACCTCAACGCCGGTTTCGTGGGCGTAGGTCTCGTAATACACGCGGGTGGGTGCCTGGTCGGTCACGCCGAAATCGAACACGCTCGGCGCCACGGCCAGCGGCCAGGCAGCCGCCAGAATGGCGCGGCTGGCGCTGTAGGGCAGGTTCAGATCGCTGGTGGTCTCGGCCTCGTCCAGCATGCGCGACTCACGCAGCAGCGGCTGGGCATACACCTTGTCGAAGCGCTCCAGCATGGCAACCGCCAGGTGCTCGTTGGGGTTTTTCGGCTGGCGCAGGTCACGCGCATCGATCAGGTTGCGGCGCACCAGCGCCTCGGTGAACTCGAAGGCGCCGCGGGCATACGCCGGGTGATCGGTCTCGCGCTCGATCACCGGGCCGACCGGCTGCACACGGCCCATGCCCGCCAGGCGGCCCTTGGCCACGATGGCATCGTATTCCTTGCGCTTGCTTTCCACCAGGCTCTTGACGGCCTCGGCGCTGCCGGGCTTGGCCTCGCGCACCGCCTCGACGAACGAGGCGTTCAGGTCGCCGTAGGGCAGGCCCTGGGTGTGCTCGGTGATAGCTGCCTCAACGGCTGCCGCCTGGGTCTGCTCGGCCAGGGTGCGCTTGGCTGCGGCCGCCTCGGCCAGGGCTTTGGGCAGATCGGCGTCAGCGCCGATGCCCAGGGATTCACGGATGGTGCCTTCCAGTTTCTTCAGCTGGGCAGCGCCCATCTTTTCGATGTCCTCGGCCACCAGGCCGCGGAACAGTTCCGGGTTGTCAGAGATGAGCTTCTTGAGCTCGTCGATGTTCATAGGGTTTTCCTCCTGAGATTTTGATTTGTTTTCCAATACCAGCACGGCCGCCTCGGGGTCGCTCGGCTCCAGCACCAGGTCATACCCGGTGATGGTCAGCTCAATGACCTCGTCGATCTTCTGGCCGTTTTCTTCCACACTGCGCAGATCGCCATACCCGCGCTGGCTCACGCCAGGCAGAACGCCGCCTTCCATAATCGCCAGGATGTCCTTGCCCTTGGCGGTCTCCAGGATGACACCATCCAGCAGCACGTGTGCGCCGTCGAAATCGATGTCAGTCCATCGTACGACCGTTTCCAGGACATTCGGACGCCCGGATGCCTTGTCAGACGGATGCTCCGCTTCCCCCAACAGCGGGATGAAGCGCCCTGCATTCAGGCTGCTGCGGCTGATGTTGGCTCTCGCCTCATCGACCGCCGCCTGCAAAACTTCGCTCGAATAGCGCCGACCATTACCGTTGACCACGTCGGCCGTGATCCCTACCGCATGGATCGTGCGCGGCTTGCCCTGCTGCGCCTCTTCCAGGCGCACAGAGCCGCAATCGTCCACCTTCTCTACCAGCCGCTTGCCTGGGCGTTTCTTGGGCTGCTCGCGCTCCAGCCTCTCCGGCTGTGGCGTGGTGGTCTGCGGCTGGTAGGTCAGCTCTACGATCTCCCAATCCTCCCGGGCCGCAAAGCTGTACACGTCGCCCTCCTGGGAGTAGGTGACCAGGTAATACTCCTCCGGCTTCAACCCAAACTCGCCCTCGCCATACCCCCGCACGATCAAGTGATCGGCGAACGTCTCCTTGATGCCGTAGTAAGAAACTCCCCCAGACACCTGGCTGCCCTCGTATCCATACAACCGGTGAAACGCCGATTGGATCAAGTTCAGCACATACTCCACGCTGCCCTTGACCTCATCCACCAAGACCTTTCCCGGCCCTATTTTTCTACGTTCCATGCCAACCTCCTCAAATCTGCTGCCGAAAAACGACAGCGCTGCTAAAACCTATTATCGGAGCTAGATTTGCTCCCCAGATCAGCGGCAGCCAGGTCGCTCCACTGTACCGCGCCGACGCCGACTTCTCGCTCGGCCAACACGGGCACCGGCCTCGCACTCTGCTCACCCTCCGGTATTTGGGAGGGGCCATGGTGACAACGTCATCCTGACGCGTGGCCCTCGCTGTGCCGCTGTTCTGTTGAGCAGTTATCGAAATACATCCTCCGCCTTGATCACCTTGGCCTTGCCGGTCTTCGTCCCGCCGGCCACGTCTGTCAGGTCGTTGAAGGCTCCCGCTGCGGCATCCATGATGTCATCGTGCGGCCAGCCTGGCTGATGGTGCATGTGCTCCAGGAACATCTCATTCCACGGCCCTCGTACTAACATCACGTTCCCGGCGTAGGCCTGGGCCGCCAGTCCTTTTGCCCTGGTCAGCTTGTCGCCGCTGGCCGAAATGCCCCTGGCGTCGATGCCGGCCAGCAGCCCCGCCAGGCGCTGCGCCTCGCGCTTGCCTGCGCTGCCCGGCTCCACTTCCCAGCGTACCCGGTAGGGCGTCTCTGGGAGGGCTGCCATCGCCTCCTGGCGAGAGATGTTGAGGAACATCCGCTCCACCTCCGCCCCGGCGATCTGATCCGCCGTCACGTCCAGGATGTAGTACATCCCGTTTGCCTTGCGCATCAGCACGCTGGCGGTGTAGTCCGGGTCGGCCTTGTTCAACTCCTTCTCCGTGGCGGCGAAATCCCAGTCCCGGCAGTCGGTGCCCTGCGCCGGCGCTGCCTCCACGATCTTGAACCAGCCCCGGTTGAAGACCTTCCCAGCCTCGGCCTTGACCTTCCAGTTACCGCCTTTTTCCGGGTCGCCGTACAGCCGGGCCTGCTCGATCGGGTCCTGCGCCAGCATCCTGGCCAGGTAGCCCGGGTCTTTGCGCATCAGGATCTGGTTATCCTTGAGCCTCGCCAGGATGAACGTCACGCTGAACGGCTGGCTCTTGGGGTAGCGCTCCACCAGCTCTTCCCGGCTGTCGCCCCAGACGATCGCATCACCCACGCGCACAAACCAGCGAATTACCCCGGACCGTTCCTTGATGGCATACCCATCCTCGCCGATCCACCAGGCCAGGAAATTCACCAGCCAGCTCTCCGGGTCGGGGTTGCAGGTCGCTCTCACATAGGGCCGCACCCCGCACGTGGACCGGTTACGGCTGAGCAGGTAGAAAAACTGGCTCTTGCTGAACGTCTCCAGCTGGTCGAAACACATCAGCGGGATCTGCGCGCCCTTCCAACTCTCTTTATCCTTCTCCAACATCAGGTGGGCGAAGGAAACTTTCGCCTTGCTGGGAAACTTCCACGTCAGCGTGGTCTGGAATGGCTTGGCGCCCAGCAGCGGGTAAATACCACCGCTCTCGTCCCACATGCCGCCGGTGCGAGTGATCTCCGGCCATAAGCGGCGGAAGATAACTGCTCCGAATTTTGGGTTGTTAATGTGCCGCAGAGGTTCGATCAGCAGGGCCCAGGTCTTCCCACCGCCGGCAGCACCGCCGTAAATCGTGATGTCTGCCGGCGAAGAGAGGAATACTGTTTGCGGCCCAGGCTGCGGTTGCAGATCAATCTGGTTGATCTGCTGCTGCACCTGGTTCCTGCTCTGTGACCTCGTCTCTGCCATTGTCTGGTATGTAAATGTGCACTATATCCACCGGCCCGCCGTCTTCGCCGGTCAGCGCCATCTGCGCCTTGGGCTGGTAGATCTTCGTGATCTCTAAAAAGAGCTTGCGATCCTGGTGCGCCACCGGGGTGGGCACTCGTGCCACGGCGATCAACGCCTCGATCACGTCTCGCACGTGCTCCATCAGCGGCGCCACCTGCATCTGCTCGATCCTGGCCTGGAGCTTCGGATCATCTCGGCGCCACTTGCTGATCACCCGATCCGATTTGAGCCCCAGCACCTGCTGGGCCAGCTCGTCCTGCGTTCCTGGCCAGCGCCGGTCCGTTGGGCTGCTCGCCCAGGAGATGAAAGCTGCCTTGCGCCAATCCCAGCCCTCTGCTCGAAGCGCCAGGTACTCCTGCCACCAGTCGATCCGCCCGGCATCGGTGCTGTGCTCTTCCACACCCTGCACCATCGTCTGCACCGCCAGCATCGTGCGGAACTTCTCGTACGCGCTGCGGCTCTCTGCCTGGCCGGGCACCTGCTCCCCTGCTGGGAAGGCACCCTCTTCGTCGTCATCCTCGGGCAGATCGTTCGCCTGGTCGTCCATCACACCATCCCGCCGGAAAAAAGGGTAAAACGGGAACTTTTATTTTTAAGGCCCTGCGCCGCACAACCAGATGAGCCGGTCACCCGGCCTCCCTGTGTTCTCGCTTTGGTTATGCGCATTAAGTACACCACTACTGCACCGCCGCCTTGCTGCGTGTGCGCGGCTTCTGCCCCAGCGCGTCGAGCTGCTGGCGCAGCGATTCGACCTCAGCCTCCAGGTCGGCGATGCGCGCCTCATAGCTGGATACCAGGCCGTTTTTCTCAGTGAGCGCAACGCGTAATTGATCCAGTTCGCTTTGCAGCGCCTGGATCCTGGCATCTCGCTCAGCGAGCGCCTTATTCAAATCGCAGATCTGTGCGGTCAGGCTTTTCACGCGCTCATCCATCTCGTTGAACAGATTCATCCAGGCCTGCCCCATGACCAGGCCTGCATCCGCCCTGGCCTTGCTGGCATCTTCCTGTGACTTTTCGGCGTCGGCCATCATTTTGCCGATCTCGGCTTTTTGCTTACGCGCAGCCAGCGCATAACCGCCGAACGCGCTCAAAAATGTGGAGGCCAAACCGATCAGGGCGATGAGTACCGTCTCAGGCATGGTCCACCGTCACCATCTCAGATTCGCCAATTTCCAGGTCAACGTTGAGCACGGCGCTTAGCATTTCCCCGCTGATGATCTTGTCTGCGCCGGTCATATGCTTACCGGTATCGTAGACGCCGCTGGTCGAAAGCCCCAGTAATAGGCTATAGGATGTTGCTGCGAACCATCCGGCGAAATCATGCGGATGGAAAGCGGCGATCTGGTAGCCCATGCCAAAAGCAAAACCGATCCCCAGCGAGGCGATCAGCAGTCTTTGGCCTTTCATCCATTTGATTTTGCGGCATAGCGTGACCAGGCCCATGATGACCAGGATGAGTGGTGTGCCCCCTATTGAAACCTTAGCAAACTCCTCGAAATCAAACACGTGAACCTCCCGTGACTAACTTGCTTGGGGGGCTGTCAGCGCACAGCCCCCTATAGGTTGTTAAGTCGCCACCGGCCGTTAAAACAAAAGCGCAAACACAGGTCATGTGTTTGCGCTGAGCGACCCTCTATAGGGTACCCGATATCTACATGTGTGTCAATAACACTAAGTCAATCGACCCTACTACACATCAACGTACATAAACCAACATCGATTAGCCTAATCTGGATTACCTTATATACTCCAAAATATAATAATCCAAAGTATATTATTTTCTGAAAATAACCCCAAAAACAAATCGGGGTGTTTGCTTAGGTGAATTGTTTTTGTGGTGAGAAAAGTCGCGTGATATTCCACCCACTCCCCTATAAAAAGTAGTTTTAGCACAAAAAGTAGCGTGATGATCCACTCCCCCTAAAGTGGCTTTATCTCGAAAAAGGGCCTATTACACCACTCCCCCCTGTACATACGACCCTACTACGCGAAATTAGCGGGGAACACCCGCTCACTGGAAATATCCTACTCTATTAACATTGTGTTAATATCACCGGGGCTTTCTTGCATTACACCCCCACTCGTTGTATACTTATGCAAACTTAGATCCTATGTTCTAACGAAGTCAATTGGAGAGAGTAAAATGAGTGCACCCATTAACGTAAAATTTCAGCCAACATCATCTGACTGGCAACAAGTAGCTATAGCTTGGACGGATTTAAATACAGAAGTGGATGGTAAGACTGGCTTCTACCCTTTGACTGTAAAAGCAATGTATGTCATCGGGATAATACATGGCTTATGCGAGAGCGTGAGCTACTTACTCAAGCACCCAAACGCCAAAGCTACGACATATATTCCAGCCTATGGAATTTGTGCATCGGGGATTGAATTGCTCGGGCGTTGTATAAATGGTAACTCAACCACCGGAAATAACACCAATGACTTAAAAACGGGTCTTAAATGGTTGTCACCCTCTCAGCAGCAAGACATACCTGATACTCATATCCTGATAACAACAAGTAATGGTTCGTATACGATAGCGATGTTAGCAGCATTAAGGCATTACGCTGCTCATGGGCAAGCCACAGCGGAGAGAACAACAACCGGTTACCAGTTCGGCAACATTGATTACGAGATATTAAGCAAAATGCCATCCTTGATTGCCAATGGGCTCGAACGGTATTGGTACCAGCTCACACACAGCGACGACGATAATCTGTGCAATCGCCTGGCAAAAACGAATGTTATTGCTCTACGTAACTGGCCGGTATATAAAAGCCTATCTCTGTTTGAGAGAGATGATACAGGAAAATTTCACAGCATTACAGACATCTTTAGTAAATTCGATTGGCGGGTATGAATCAAGCACAGAGAAGGTTCACATCTGGTTTGAGCTGGCTAACAACCGCTTGCACCTGACCGCCTTCGGTATATAGCGATACCGCTAAACTGTCGAGGGTATTATAGCGATTTCGCTAAACTAAAGCAGCAGAAAAAAGCTCCCCTTCTTTCAGAAAATAACCCCCGAAACCATTTTTCCACCGAGGAAAAATAGGGGTGTTCCCTTAGTCGATTATTTTTCGTATAAGAATAAGTCGCGTGATATTCCACCCACCCCCCTGTAAAAAGTAGTTTTAACGCTAAAAGTAGTCTGTTACACCACTCCCCCCTATAGGATCAAGGTTTATACTATACACCTTGATCGGTGTACACATAGGCCCGGGGTTAAGGGGACGTGGGCCTATGTGTACACCCTGCTCCGCTAAGTCTTATTAGCGGTGCAGTATCTTCATATCACTCTTGCCCAATGTTTGGAAAAGATGGTTGCAATATGTACGGCTCCTTGATCCGAATCCCAATCATAAAACCATATTTATCTAGCTTATCATAAGTATGGAATTCTTCCACTGTAAAAAGCCGTCTATTCACCCATTCAGCTGTTGCCAAATGGATCGCATCCATTGGCTTCAACCCCCAACCGTGGGGAATAGCATCACGCATAAGGCGCCTGGCCATTCGAGCAACAGTCGCCGAAAATTCCACGATCTCGATAGCAGAAGTATCATCCCACATGGCGTCGATATTATCTTCAATTGCCGGATCCAGTTTCCCTTGTAATTTTTCCCAAGAAGCATTTGCAACCTCAACAAGACTGATGGAAGAGGTTATGATCTTTGCGTTCTTATCGGACGATACTTGGTTGAATATATCTTCAAGAATTGATATTTTGTCTCTCTCCTTATGTATATAAGAAAGGAAGACACAACTATCCCAATAGATGATTCTAGAATTATTAGGCATCTCGATGGCGGCGAATAACTTCTTCAGCTGGTGGATCCCCATATTTCCAAGGCAATACACCCCGTGCTCGCTTGTAGCTTCCTGGCGCAACGACTTCCTCTATCTCCACGTGCGAAATATCTCGAACAACAAGCGGCCTTCCTGTTTCGGGATCCCGTTGTATGCGACCGTGCACTATGACTCGGTTGCCCCAAGCTCCTCTCATAACCTCCTGCTTATCCTCAGATAGGTGACAAATGACTCCACGATCAAAAAGAGCGTCATAAAGAGTAAACCTCAATCCACGCCGACGAGACAGGGTATCAACGACCCCCGTCACAGTGCCTAATGTATAGTTTTTATCTTGTGGCTCTTCAGTGACCGCTTTGGTAATTTCAGCACTCTGGTGATCAGTAATAAACATTACCGATTTGATCTTGCCGTCAATAACTTGAGTGATCTTGCGGGCAGCATCCGCAACATCATCCGAATATGGAATCGGCAAACCCAGATCAAGAGATCGCGCAACCGTTTCATAGCCCTGAATGATTCGATCAACAACCCTCTGGTCGCTGGCATATCCTTGGATAGTTGCAATAGCACTTCCCGACTCGAGCTGAGCAATATTCCACTCCACATCCGAGCTGCCGCCTATTTCTTCCGAAAGGGCAGCGATCAAATCGGAAAACTTCTCTACAGACTTGGCAAAGTCCGCGAGCGGAATCACCCCATTCAACTTCAACGTCAGGGTATCCTGCGCCATATGCTCTCCTCGTAACAATATTATATAATAGTTATAGGAATCGCGCACAAACACTAAGGATATTGTGAGTCGCTACGCCAGTTCGTAACGCCCTCCCACCACCTGGGTGCTGCGGGTCACCCCTCCGCTGTGGATCGTGATCCGCCCCTCGATCTCCGCTCACGCAGGATATAGCACGCCAATCTGCCTACATCATTTTGAGCTTTAGAAATGGAAGTGTCATTGTGAAAGAATGCTATCTCTGTGGCGAAGCTCTTGTTAAGAGAAAGAACAAAAGCAAGGATCATGTTCCTCCAGAGTGTATTTTTCCTCCCCGAAAACCACCAAATTTGATTACGATTCCTTGCTGTACAGACTGTAATAAAGAGTATGGACTTCTCGATGAAAAAATGCGCAATTTCTTTGCAATCCTTGCTGGTGAGAACTCAAGAGAGGTTGGAAATACTGCTAAGCGTGTTATGCAGAGAGATACTAGACTGATGAAAGAGTTTTTCTCATATACAAAGCCTCATCCAACTTTAGTTGATGAAGCGGGTGAACCACGACTCATTTTCTTTTTTAGTGATATTGAGCTAAACCCCTGGCTAATCCGAATTGTCAAAGGTCTTTACTATTATCGAAATGGCTATAGGATTAGCAACGATGCAGCATTCAAGGTGAACACGCTCTCGGAGTTGAAACCCCCGCCAAGTGAAACATTTCCTATGGAGGAAGGGCTTGAATTACGCCCTTACTTTGTTTACGGGGTGCTAGAAAATATCCAGGTCGGAACAGGTTATTGGGTCCTCGTTTTTTATGATTATTTTGTATTCACTGTTGATGTCAACTTTTCCGCTCTAAATCCTGTCGTCGAAAAATAACCCGCCGTCACCAGCGGCCCGCCAGGAATAATATCGCCCTGGTCTGGGTTGTACTTCTCACGGGTCTTTTCAACGTTGTATTTGATTGTAATTGTGTCCATCGTTATCTCCCTTTTATTTTTAAGCTCATCTAACCTGCAGTCGTCTTAACACCAACCTGGACACATCGCCCGACCGCTGTATGCAGCGCATCGATGGCGTTCTTTTTTTCCTCTTCACTGGTACTCATCACACAAACCTCCCCTGCTCCCGGCGCAGCATCAACTCGATTCGCCGCACGACGGCCACCGTGGTCGCATATTCCCGGCGCTGTCGGCTGCTCATCTCGCCGCCAAACTGGATCGACTGTTGCACCAGCGCCAATTCCTTCTCGCTCTTACCCAGTTGATCCAGCGCGTATTGCAGCGCCTCCGCATCCGTCACCTGGAGATCAGGCATCACCCCACCCCCTGCCAATTGCGCCGGCCTGGGCGTGATCCACGCACAGCCGCTCTACCAGGTCGGGCTCATCCGTCCCTGAGTACCTCAGGTACTCCTCGGCGTGCAGGTGCAGGCAGGAGTTCCCGGCGTGCTCGCAGCGCACCGGGAACTCCTGCCATTCCTCGCCATCCAACAAGTGACCGCTGTACTTCTTGCCCAGTTTTGCGTAGCCAACCCCGTCGACGATCTCCATCTGTACGCTCTTTTTTCTGTCCGGTAACTCAAATTGCCCGGCCTCGACCGGCATCCACGCCCCCCACTGCTTGAACCAGAACGGCACGCCCTCCTCGATGCAGATATCCCGCACCCGCCGCGGCGCACTCACCGGCATGATGCGCGCCCGCGTCCCACTCTCGCCGCCGGGCACCACCCAGTTGACCTGGTCATAATTCTCGCCGATCCACGGCGCCACGTTCACCATCTCCAGCAGCGGCTCCAGGCTCAGCCAGCGCACCGCCCCAGGGCAGCGCACCAGGTGCGGCGCACGCTGCTCCAGCATGGCCTGGTTCTCCGCCGTCGCTCCCGGCCAGATGTTCCCCTTGCTCGGCTCAAAACCGGCATGCCACCCTGCCCCCAGGTCGACCTCGAACCAATCCTCCCCGTCCATGCGGCTCTCGTAATACTCCGCCATGCGATCGGCGCGCTTGGTCAGCAGTAAAAACGTGTGCCGCCTGGCCTGGATCATCGTGTAGAAAACCCGGTCGATGTATGAGAACGGCACGGCCTCATGGAACAGGTCGCTTTTGCTGTTGACGAACACCACCCGCGGGCGCTTCCAGCCCAGAGGCTTCTCCAGGTTATCCGCCAGCGTCACCACGTGCCCATTCCAGTGACCGTTGCGGATCACATCCCGATAACCCCGGAGGGCCTTCCCCGCCATTCGGCGCGAGGTCGCCTCGGCCCAGCAGTTTGCGCACCCCGGCGAGACCTTCTCGCAGCCCGCCGTCACCTCCCAAACCTCATCCGCATAATCGATCATCGTACTCATATCCACGTCTGCCTTTCCGGCCATAACAGGCCACCCTCGTCCGTTTTGATCAGAGTTTGCAGGTCCGTCCCCCAACCGCTGACCTGCGCCACATCGAACTCACGCATGATCCCCTGCCGGGCGCTCACCGCAAACGTGCATACCGCCGCCAGGCCCTGGGCCTCATCCCACCGGCGCCAGCGCGCCACCCGCCCGCGCGCCCGCACTTCGAACTCCACGTACACCGGCTGCTCACCCTCCCGCCAGATCAGCGCGTCCGGCGTCACTCCGGAGATCTGCGCTTCCGGCAGCAGCCGCACCTGGTAGCCACGCCGGCGCGCTTGCCAGGCGAACGCCAGCAGCCCCACCGTGTGCCGCTCCCACTCCTCCCCCGGATGCCGCTCGATCACCCGCCCCCACTCGCTCTCCGCCGGCTTTCCGAGGCTCAGGCGCTCGCCCACCTCCAGCCCGGCCTGCGTCAATCGCACCAGCGCCAACCGGCTGGGCCCGATGAACTGCGGCGTGCCCTTGGTCGCCAGCCCCATCTCCGGCAGATCGATCAGGAACGCCCGCTTCACCCTTTGATGGCCCGGCGCATAGAAGCACATCGCCTCCACCAGCGAGCGCAGCTCCTGCGCCACCGCGTATCCAGTTTGATACAGCTTGCTCAGCGCCAGCACCTGCAGCATCGTCAGCCGCACCGGCCCCGTCATCAACCGGGATGCCGTCTCTGCCAATCGCATCACATCGCTCCCAACCATCGTATCGTTCATACCGCTGGCGCCTCCCAACGCCCTCCCACCACCTGGATGCCGCGGGGAGTTCCTCCGCTTCGCATCGTGATCCGCCCCTCATCCTCCAAAGCGCGCAGGATGTAGAGGGCCACCGACGTGCTGCTGATCCCGCACGCCCGCATGATCTCCCGCACCGTTGGCGAGTTGCCATCATGCTCGCTCTTATATCGGCAGATGTACTGATACACGCGGTTGTAATCGTGCTCTCGGTACAATCTCTTGGGTTTGTGTCCGTTCTTTTCCATACTCACCTCCTGCTCTGCTAATCGGCGTTAGCGGTGCTGGTTTCCACCAGGTAATCCACCACCTCGCGGTGAGAGTGCAGCACAAGTATTCCGTACCTTCTGGCATAATCCACCTCGCCACGCGCCCCGCTGCTCTCCATCCAACCGTCGAGCGCCCACACCGCATCGCAGCGCCCGAGCAGCTCCAGATCGCCCTGAAGCCATACATTATCTGGGCAGCCAGGCAGGCCGCCAAATCCTGCCGTGTTCTTGTGTGGGCACAGCGCAACCCCGCCATTCTGCCAAACAAACACAGCCGCGTCTTCCGCCTTGCGGATGTTCATCCGCACAAACCACTCGCCCTTTTGGGACCGGTATGGTCCTGCAATGTAGATGACTTTCATCACTCGCCTCCTATATCCACCACCAGACGACCGCCCAGGATGATGAGATCTGCCAGTGCACCAAGCTCGAAAAGCGTGCCCATTGCCAGCCTGTACCCCTCTTTGCGCTCCTCTTCGGTCGTTCCATACGACCCACGCTGGATATAGTCGAAATGCAATTTTGCCTTATGCGCCAGCTCGTCACGCTCGGTGCGCAGTTGATCGATCTCATCCAACAGCGCCCCGATCTCCTCCGGCTTGAGATGGGTCAGGCAGTTCGCAACCTGGCCCAACTCCGCTGCAGACCTGATTTTTTGCTCCATAACCTCGTCCATCACTCATCTCCTCCGTGAGCTTTCATGACTTGTTCTAACATCACCTGTAGAGCTTTCGCGGAAGCATCGTTGAGAGGCACTAACATGCCAACTCGATCTAAAAACGTCACCAGCACAGCCAGCGCCCACTCCTCGTACATAGTGCCGGTAAGCCCAGAATAGCCCATCTCCTGCTCGACTTGGACAGCAACGCCTTTGAAGATATCCTGTAGCGATACATTCAGTATTCTATGGTACGCATTCGGAGGAACACTCATCGCACGTCCAGGCGGCGGAGGCGGAGCACTGACATCCGGCAGGCGGCTGGGTGGTTCTGGTAGGAAACCGGGTCTCGGTTTCATATCAGCCCCCACTCCTGGAGCTTATCCATCCCCGCCGGCGTCAGGCTGTAGATCGGCCATACCGGATGATCAAACTGCACCATCCCGGCCTGCTCCAGCTCGTTCACCGTATACCCGCCGTACAACTTATTCAGCCAGCGCAGCGAGACGCATCCCATGTTATACAGATCTGCCATCACCCGCAGATGAGCATGGTGAAACCAGGCCTTATTCCACGTCGGCCAATCTGCACGCAGATTCGGCAGCTCAGCGTTCGCCCGCTTTGCGATCGGTATCCAGTTATCCGCACTGATTGCCTCCCTCGGCCCCAGGTAGTAATCATTTTCCCCCAGGCGCTCAGCAAACTTCAGCAGCTCCCGGCCCCGCGGCGTGATCCACTGGTTCTGATCGATCAGCCCACTCATCGCCTTGCGCCGCGCTGAAGGGATCTTCTGCACCTCCGGCCTGGTCGCATCCAGCAACGTCTCCAGCTGCCCAATGTTCAGCCCCGTGTACCGCTCCAACATCTGCTCATCGTGTTTTTGCTTAGCCGCGTCCATTTTTCTCCTTTTCCATGATCGACCTGGCATAACCCCAGGGCGTGTACTGGCTGCTATCAGTGCGTGTCCAGCGGATCTCATTCCGGCTGTTGATCGTATAGTTCCCTGGGTCGGCCAACTTCTTCAACGCTGCCATCAGCCGCTTATTCTCCAGCTTCATACCGGCGATCTCATTGCGCAGACGCATGTTCTCATCACGTGCATCGATGATCACCTCTGCGGCATCATCCATCGTGATGTTCATCCCTCACCTCCACCCGGGCGACCACCCCCATCCACGGCGAGGCTGATCGCCATCACCGCCCCATACACCGATGCCTGCCGGCAATCATCGCCAGCGCCGGCGTCACCACCAGGTACAGCGCTGCGAGATCCAAACTCATCGATGGCCATCAGCAGCGCCTGGCGCTCCAGCACCGGCATCCGCTCGAGCCGGGCAGACCAGCGCGCCTTCTTACGCTTGATCCGCTCACGCTCGCGGAACGTCTCACCGAGGAACCGGTAATCGTGCAGCTCCACCGGCTCCGGGTAGTTCATCCACAGCCACTCGGTGGCCAGGGTACCGCCCCGCGTCATCGCCTGGAAACTGTACGTGCGCCAGCCCTGCAGCAGCTCCTCGTAGAGTGATGACCAGTACCCGCTGATCATCACCATGCAGCGCAGGCCCAGCAGCACCTCCAACAGCCGCCGATGCGACTCTTCGTCTGCCATCTCAAATGCGTAGAGCTGGCGCTGGCTGCTGCGGGTGCTCATCAGGTACGGCGGATCGCAGTACACCAGGCAATCCTCAGCCAGTAAATCCTGGTGCGCCGTCAGATATTTCACTCCATTGGCCCAGACCAACTGCAAATTTGGCACATTACCCAGATTCTCCACAAACCGCTGCTCACGGACCACACGCTGATCCATATCGATCCCGATGTTGATCAACGCCGGGCGCTTCGCCCGCATGATCGCCGCTCCCCCCAGGAACGGTTCGATATAGGTGCGGTGCGGCGGCATCTGGTTGATGATTTTTTGGTACACGCCGCTGCCAGCCTTGCCGCCAGGGTAGGTGATAAACAGGTCACTCATGGCCATCATCTCCAGCATCGCCGTTACCGGCCGTGACGCCGGCGGCATCTTCGGCATCATCCGCCCGGGCAACCTTCAACCAACCGGCATAAGGATTCTCGTCATCAAACCGCAACGCTCCCTCTGCTTCCAGCGCTTCGCAGATCTTTGCTGCCGTCACGTAGCCAATATGCAAACGTCTCTGGATCAGGGATATCGTAATCTTGGCATGATCAGGTTCTTTTTCCGAAATGTAACGCCGTGCCTGTGATACGAGATCGTTAAGACGATCGCCAACATCGCCGTTACCGACCTTGACGCCGGCGGCATCGCCGGATGCGGCCGTGGTAGCCCGGGGCTGGACTCGCAGGCCCTGGTCTCCAATGTCATACATCCTCTTCAATTCCGTCCATCCTGTGCTTTCACCAATCATGAGCTCATGGCTGATCACGTATTTGCGCAGTTCGATCAATTGCTTCTGCGTCTTCTCATACAGTTCATCCCGGCCAACGATCGTCTTATACTGCTTGGTCGAATACTCCTGCAAATTCGCCAGGTCTTTCTGTAGCGACCGGATCACCCCGACCAGCCACATGATGTCTACATCACCCCAGCGCTTTTCCGTAATGTCTTTTATTCCCTTTTCGATGTCCATTGTTTTCTCCCTTTCGTATTTTTTAGCTCTGCTAACCTGCATTAGCAGAGCAGGCCAGCGTCATCTCTGCCTCGTTCTGCGCCCAGGCCTGGCAGTTCTGCCAGTGCTCCGGCGCCTCGATCCCGTCCATCGCCGAGCGCATCAGATCGCTCGCCGCCCGGGCCAGCCACTGCCGCAGCGCAGCGCCGCCGGCGTGCTTCCAGTAATCCGTCAGGTCATGGTCTGGCGGATCCAGCACCACAACCCGAGGGTTCACCTGGCGCAGCTGCTGCCAGTATTCCCGCGCCTTGTCGCCGGTGGCGTCGGCATCCATCACCACGCCCACCGCCGCGTACTTGGCCAGGAAGGCCAGGCCGCGGGCATCCATGTGCCTGGCTGCCCCGCCTAGTGTCCCAACGTCCGCTAGATCCATGCCGTACTGCCAGCCCAGCATCGCATCCCACTCGCCCTCCGTGAGGATCAGCGCCGGGTGCGATTTACTGGACATCACCAGCGGGTGCCCGAACAGAGTCGCCGTCCCGCCGCGTGGCCCGCCGAACTTCGGCTCCAGCTCCGGATCTCCGGTTATACACTCGCTCCTGTCCAGCCCGCCGATGTAGTCCGCTAGGCTGCCCGGCACCGGCCGGCGGATCTTGGCGTACCACACCGCCCCGCCCCGCCACATCCCCGGGATCACGATTCCTCTGGGCATCCACACCTTTTTCCCCTCCAGCCCCCACTTCTCGGGCGGGTCATAATGCGCTTTGGGCATGTACCCCAGGCGGAAGGCCTCCACCGTCTCAGGCCACAGCCCCCGCTCCTTGATCAGGTATTCTCGAGCCCGGTCACCCGCAGGAGAGCGCAGAACCTGCTGGGCGTAGGTGAGGAACTCCTCCGCCCGGTTGCGCCAGGGCTCATCTGGACCAGCTGGCACCGGCGTCGGAGGCGGTGCCGCCGGCGGCTTTTGCTGAGCCGCTGATCCCAGCCTGGGAGCCACCCCCGCCGCCCCGGCCAGCAGCCGAACCGCCTCTTTGAACTCGATGCCTTCCCGCTGCATCACCCAGGCGAAGATATCCCCGCCCGTGTCACACGCCCCGAAACACTTCCAGGTGCCGGTTGCCGGCCATACCGCCAGCGCCGGCGTGTTGTGGTTATCGTGGAAGGGGCACATCCCCAACAGGCTGGTGCCCGCCGGGCGCAGCGCCACCGTCTGCCCCACCAGTTCGTCAATCTTGACCTTTGATTTGATCTCTTCAATGTCGTACATCGTCATCTCCTCAAAATCTTAGTATCATGAGTCTCATGAGTTCTTAGTTTTAAGACACCCCCCCTGTTTTTAAAACTGAGACTCATCGATACTAAGAGATTCATAAGACTCATGATACTAAGTCTCATCCTCGCCCTCGTCCTGATGGGTGTAATCCACGATCTCATCACTCCACTGCCAGCAGTTCTGGTTCGATTTGCGCCCTTCCGTGTTTTTGATGTGCGCCCGCAGTTCTTTGCGTGCCTTGAACACCAACGCCCGGCTGAAGCCCTCTTCCACCGCCGCCGTGATCACCTCCTTCGGCTTGGCAGGCTTTTTCTCCATGTCGATCTTCAGGAAATCCTCCAGCCATTCCACGCACTGATCCAATTGGGTGGGCTCCTTGAACGCCTTGGGAGCAGTCTCATCCCACAGCAGCACCATGCCACCATTGGCACCCTGTTTCAGGCCGAAGCCTAGCGCCTCGGGATATGGGCCAAGGTTGGTCTTGACGATCTCCACCCGCCGCGGCCCATTGCGATCGGCGATGCTGCTCGTCTGTACCACGCTGACGCCGATCACCGATCGGGCAATTGCTGTGATATGGCTGGATCCGCGAAAATCATCCATGCTCATATCGAAGAGCTGCATCTGACCTCCAGCGTTGGTCTGCTTGCGCAGGTGATGGATCATGACCAATCCGCACTCATACGTTCTCGTCAATGCGCTGAAGTAGGACATCAGCATGCGCACATCTTCCACGCTGTTCTCGCCCTTGGAGGAAATGCTGCTCATACTGTCGATAATCACCAGACCCGGCTCCAGCTGGGCGGTCATCTCTGTCAATTGATCCTTGTAGCGCACCTGGCTGAAATCGAGAATATCATCCGATTCCGGTTCCATCAGGTACAGGTGCCTGCGGTTCATCTCCCACTGGATGGCGCGCTCGTTGATCAGCTGGGGCACGCCTTCTGCATCCACGTAGATCACATTTTTCCGATCGGTGCTCATCGGCTGCCCGTCCGGCCAGGCGTGCTGGTGGATCACCCGCCGCGCCAGGTCCAGCACCAGGGAGCTCTTGCCCACGCCGGGCGCTGCTCCCATCAGGGTGAGCATCCCCAGCGGGATCCATCCCTTCCACAGCCACTGGATCGGCGGCAGATCGACGCCCATCTCCTCCAGGCTGAGGTAGTTTCCGTACTTCCCACCCTTGCGGGCATAGGAGATCTCCGCCAAAAAGTGGTCACGCTCTGGGTTATTGGCCAGTGCCGCCAGCATCGCTTCGTATAGTGGCAGGCCGCTGGCGTCTGCCTGATCCATCGCCAACCACACGCTCTGGAACGGTTCGGCAAAATGTTTTGAATAACGCGCCACCCGCTTGTCTGGCTTCAAGCCCCCCAAACGGTCAGCGATGAGCTGGACTAGCATCTTCCGTGTGATCATGATCGCTCCTAAACCCTGATTCTGGTTTTAGCTCTGCTAATGTAGATTAGCGGTGCTAGAAGTTGCCCAATCGGCCTGCCCGGCCTCTTCCAGGTGATGCCCGCAGGTGCAGCCCGGGCGGTCGTAGTTCAGCACCGCCCGCACCAGACGCCCCGCCTTGACCTCGATCTCCTGCCCGATCTCCTCCCGGTAGCGGATCCCCACCGTGCAGATCTGCCCCGTATCCCGGGCGATGTAGATCACCTGGCACCAGCGCCGCTGCAGAAAGTGCATGTACGCCTGGATCTGCCAAAACACCCGGTGCGGTAGCTTCCCATCCACCGGCAGGAAGCGCTGCGACGGCACGCTCTTGATCTCCAGCACATCCGCGTTGATGCGCCCATCCGTGTGCCCCTGCACCAGCCCATCGTACAGGCTGATCACCTCGCTCGGCTGGTATACCCGCAGCGCCTTCAGCCGCTCGATCACCAGCGCTTCGAACTCGTACCCCACCTTGAACTTCAGGTGCTCATCCACCGATGGCTTCTCTGGCCGTCGCACCCGGTCATAGATCACCTGCTCGCAGTCCCCAATCCCGCTCAGCCCGATATACTCCCGATTCTGGTGCCCGCTGTTCAGCACCGTCCAGTTCATCAGCGCATCCTTCAGATCATTTGCTCGCATCGTTTTGCCTCCGTTTCTGTCAATAAGTTTCAGTGCTATGGTCACTTTCACCGTTTGTTGAAAATAAGGTTCTAAGGGATACCCTTGCTATTTGCCTAGGGATACCGTTGTAGGGGTATCCTTGGTTTTGGCTTGGGGTATCCCTTGAAACAATCCAGGGATACCCTTTGACCCGCCAGGAAGCCCCAGGAGCGTTTTTTCTCGCCCCACCCGAGTATCGCTACACGGCGTCATTTTTGACCTTCTCCAGGTCGATGTTGAACTCGTAGCGGGGGCTGTCAGAGGGCGTCCGGTAATCCCGTAAATCGATCTTCCCGGCTTCCACGTCTGCCAGGAAACGGATGATCGCTACCGCCGCCACCTGGCTGGCTGTGGTGCAGGTCTTGCCTGCCACCCGCTTCACCGCCGCGATCAAGGCCGGGTCCAGGTCGTACAACGCCCGGGCGCCCTTTCGCGCCTGGGCTTTCGCCCGCTCTTTCGCCTTGGCCCGGCGCTCCTTGGCTGGCAGTCTCCGCTCGGCTTCCGCCCGCTGCCCCGTACTGATCAGCGCTTCCACCGCCGGATCCAGAGGCTCGTCTTCCAGGTTGCTGAAATCGATGTAACCTGTTTTTGCCGTCATCGCAGCACCTCCAGCAGGCGATCGATCACCTGGTTGTAACCGCCCTCGCTGCGGTTTCCGTTGCTGGCCACACCCACCAGCGCCCGGCAGTTTGGCGCATACTCGAACAGCGTCTTCCCCGCCCGGCTGGCCTCGCGGGTCTTCGTGTCCGCCGGGATCGGCGGCAGCACGAAGCGCCGGAAGTTTTTCACCAGGTTCTCCAGCTGCCCCTGGCTCTCGCCGGTCACCCGGTCGTAGAACGTCGGCAGCACGCCCGCCAGCTGGCATACCGTGCGCTTCATGCGGTGGATGTCCGCCAGGCTGACCAGCAGATCCCGGATGCCCTTCACGCTGCCCTGGGAGAGCTGCGTGGGGGCGATCAGCCAATCGGCAGCCACCAGCGCCGCCGTGTGCAGCACATCCACGCTCGGCGCGCAGTCCAGGATCACGTAATCATGCGGCGCCTTGTCCAGCGCTTCTGCCAGCACGAACTCCCGGAACTCCACCCCGCTCAGCGAGGCTTTCAGCGCTGCTGTAGTTTTGTCGCTGCGCACCACGTCCAGGTATTCGCGCCCGCTGGGAGTGACGCACTTCTGCACCGGCTCGGCCAGCACCGGGTTGAGCAGCCGCGCCAGCTCCGGCCCGCTCTCCATCCCCAGGTAATCCGCAACATTTCCCTGGCTGTCCAGATCCACGATCAGCGTGCGCTTGCCGCGCAGCGCCAGGCCGTGCGCCAGCGTCACCGCGGTGGTCGTCTTGCCCACGCCGCCCTTCTGATTGGCAATTGCTATGATCACGCTCATTCCACACCCTCCCTCTCTTTTTTGCATTCCGGGCAGCCCCGCTCATCCAGCCAGGCCGTCATGTGCCGCTCGCAGAACGATGCCATGCGGCCCACCAGCACCAGCTTGGGCTGCCCTTTCTCATCCACCAGGCTCACCTTCGAGCGCCCGCCGCCCGTCCCACCTACCAGGTGCTTCTCCTGCATTGGCGCCCGCAGCGTGACCAGCGCCCGCTGCCGGTTGTGCGACAACCCGAACACCATCACCGGGATGGGCGCCGCACCGTTGTTGTACAGGGTTGCTGTCGGAAATCCCGATTCGGTCGCCATGTCTACCCCAGCCTTCGCGCCTTGAGAGCCTGACCGCTGCCCCGGCGCATCCCCTGCGCCAGCACTTGCATCCCGCCGCCAGCGCGCCGCTCGGAGGCCTGCAGACTCTTACTTGTTCCCTCAGCAGCCGTCTTGATATTGCAGTCTGCGCACATGCCGCTCTTCTTTCCCAACTTCAAACCCGTCCGCCCGCACTTTGAGCAGGCCGGGCTGAGGTTATCTCCAGCATCGCCGGATTCGGCCTGGGCCGCGGCAGTAACCTGGACTTCCGACGTTGCCTTTTCCATCAGATCAACCGTCAGATCAACCGTCGGCGTCAGCACCTGGCGGTTCCGCTCGGCCCGCTTGGCGCACCACTTGCATAACTCTTCATCGTTCAACCACTTATCCTTGCCGCAGCTCAGGCACCGCCCCCTCGACTTTTCTGGCTCTGCCTTGCGCACCTTCTTGCCCGCGCCATTACCGCCTGGCTCCAGCGATGGTGTCACCACTACTTCAGGCGCTGGCGCTTCCTCCGCCACAACCTGGGTCGTCAGGATCACCTCCGAGCCGTCCCACTGAACAAACAGTCCCGCCAGGTCGCTCAGTTCGGTCTCTACCATCGCACCGCCGGTCATGCTGGCCTGGCCCGGGTAGTTTTTGATCAGCATTGCCACCAGGTTCCATCGTTCCTTATCCTTGATCGGTACAAACATTTTGTGTTTCATCTTTTCCTCCGTTTTCTATCTGACCTGCCTCATAGCCTGCCCGGTACATCAGCCTCAGCTCACGCTCGATGCTGACCAGGTCGCTGATACCCAACAGATGCGACTTCCTCAGCCGACTCAGCGCCTCGCTGACTAACAACAGCATCGCTTCCACTTTCCCATTCCTCCTTTCGATTAGCGCCGCTAATGCCACTTATCGGAGCAGCCTCGACCAGCATGATCTTCACGTCCTCTGCCCCGCGCCGCAGCATGACTGCGGTTTTGCAACCCACCAGGCGGAAACCCGCCCGCTTCAGCTTCCCCACCAGCCGCCGCGCCACCCACTGGTACCACTCGGGCGGATCAGCGCGCACCGGTTGCACTGCGGTCGCTTGCGCTTCCGGCCATTCCCGAATCACCTGCAGGGTCGCAGGCATCAATGCGGGCGTCATGACAGGCCGGGCCGTGGGCGCCGTGATCCCTGGGATATCCTGCTGCATAAAGCGCTTGCGCATTTCCGCTTCGTGCCATTCTCGGTACTGTTCTTCCGTCAGGTTCAAAATCTTATGTCCACTCATTTCATCCTCCGTCTACTCGATTGCTTCCAGCATCCCATGCGGCGGGATGCCGACCAATAACGTCTCGTGTTTGCTAACTTGGATCTCTACATTCCGGGCGCAGCCCTCAAAGTCGAACTGCATCGCCTTGCCCCGCTGGCTCAGCCGGTGCACACGCTGGTTCGTGGATCCTCGCAGCCCCTTGCCATCGTTCAGGCTCTCGATGTACGGCCCATCGATCAGCACATCCACCAGCCCCAACAGCCTGGCTGCGTCGTTGTTGCCGCTCAGCAGCAGCTGCCCGATCGTGTAGCCTGTGTAGCAAATGATGTCCAGTCCAGACAGATACTCTGCCAGCCGCACTAGGCCTTCCGCCTGTAAGAACGGCTCGCCCCCGCTGAAGGTCACCCCGCTCACCCCCTGCGAATGGATCAACTCTGCCAGGTCACGCGGGCGCACCAGCTGCGCCGCATCCTTGGACTGCCACTCTGGGGAGATGCACCCCCTGCAGTGTTGACTGCATCCCTGCACCCATACCACCGAGTGCAGACCCGGACCATGTGCGCGTGTCTTGGCGCAAAATGCCGCCAGGTTCAAATACGGTGTGCTGCGTGCCACGATCATCGCCCACCTCCCAGGTGCGTCTGCACCCGGCTCATGTTCTGGTGATCCTGGCCATCCAGCAGCCGGGCGATGCGATTCGCCGGTACGCCCCACAGGTCGCTCAGCTCGTGCACCAGCGCCCGCTCCGCCTGGGAGCCTGGCGCCGGGCGCAGTGTGGCATCCATGCCCATCGCCCGGATCGCATCCGCCGCCGTTTGCCGCGCCAGCTCTGCCCGGTAGGGCAGCACCATGCTGATCTTACGCACGCCGTAGCCGTGGCTGGCCAGGAACTCGGCCAGC